GCCCCGCTGTACGGCCTGTGCGCGGGTCCATTTTGACGGCTTGATGAAGCTTTCGGGGTAGTCGGCTTTCGCATCCTCTTCACTGTCGTAGATTCCAGTATACATGATTAAGCCTGAGCCTTCGCATTCGTGACAATCACTGTCGACAAATTCATCGACAGCTATTTGATTCTCATGAATACCGTAGCCATCACAAGCGGGGCATTGAGTATTGATTTCATATTCCATTGCTTTATTCCTTTATGTTGTTGACTATGGGATAATATGGTAGTAATATCTCTAAGTCAACAACATAAAAGGAAAACATTAAAATGGCTAAAAACACACTAAGCAAAGGCCGTAAGGTAGACAACCCTTACGCTACTTTTAAAAATGGCGATTTCGAAATCAGAGTCTTAAAAACGTACAAGCTGGCTAAAAATGAAACCAGCGACCAGTATGCTCGTTGGTACACTGTGGCTAAGTCGCCTATGACGTACGGGTCATGGGAATATGGAGACACCTATCGTAAAGACGTGATTCATAATTTCCAGCTAACATATGCCTCACCAGAATTCATTGAGGCCTATCGCGACGATCCATTAATTATGGTCACCGCTTAAAGCCATCATTTCCAAGGAGATAGGGAGGCCTTCGGGCCTCCCTTTTTTGTGCCGGCGGCCTAGCTCGAGCCTAGTTAACATCCCCTACCGGGCCGGCGCCCGGCGGCCCGGCGGCCTGGGTCATTTAAACCCGACCCGACCCGACCCGATCAGGCATGAAAAAGGGCGACCCGACCCGATCAGGCATGAAAAAGGGCGACCCGAAAGTCGCCCTTCCCCCGACAAGCTTTCGCCTATCACTCCCTTTTAACGAACTTATCAACGGCATCGGGTTTACCGCACACTTCTAAAGTGTTGCTGGTCCAATTAGGCATCACGCAACCTCCCTTTGGCTATGTTTAGAGGAGATGAGCTCAGACAACGCGCCCGACATAATCTTGTCAGATGTACGATTGTCTTTATTCCACCAATCGACACGATAAACATCTACCCATACGTCAAGGGCGGGAACTGCGATTTTGATTTTATACCAGTATTCAGAATCCGAAGAAAATTCCCACGGGTTCGGCTTGTTAATTAAACGACAACCGCCACCCCCGTCCTTGTTCGCCACCACAAAAGATGCCGCGAAATCATCGGCTTCAAAACGGGGTAGCTCCCACGAAAATCCCTTTGCGTTGTTAATCCAAACAAGGCCGCCGACTTCATAGTTTTCGCCTTCGTGAACGCCATGAGCATAAGGGTAGCCATCATGGTGTTTATAAACGTGAAATTCGCCTTGCCTATCGGTAAAAGTGTAACAAGCTCGTGTAGACATCTGATTCTCTCCTAATAAGTTGTTGACCCCCATGTTATCCCATGTATAATGCTGATTGTCAACAACCGAAAGGGATTAACGAAATGAACAACACCATAAAAACAATTCGCGAACTAGCAACGCAAGTGTACGGCGCGAATGCCTTCCATCTCTATACAAATACAAAAAACCATCACGGCCCAAATGTTAAAACGGCTTATTCAAAAACAACGTATTCGCTCACCGGTGCAGCGTTCAAGTCTTCAAAAGACCTTTGCAACATTCTCCGGTCTATACTTGAAACGGCTAAAAGGAGACAGACAAATGTTACGAAAATATAAAGGATGGATTATAGAGAAAATCGAAGATTCAAAACACTACAATATACGCAGAGAAAATGAATCAAACTGGACAGATGCGGCAGAATTATTAAGAGACGCAAAACATATGATCGACCTCTGGGAGCATTATCGTATTGAGCACCATGAAACACATTGAAAGGGAATAAGACAATGGCAATTTTAAAAGGTGATAAAGTTAAGCAACGGCCCGATCTTGTAACAATTTGGGAAGGCCCAAACGGCTCCAAATCAATGAACACCGAAACGACCTATACCGTAACGGATGTGTTCATAAGCGAGTTTAGTGGCAATTTACACTTAAACGCTGATAATGGGCAGAAATTCACGGGGGGCCCCGTGGAAAATTTTATTCGTGTTTAATGTTTCTTTACTACTGCCAAGGTTCAAAGCCTTGGCAGAATTGAGAAACACTAACCAACATTGAAAGGGATTAAGAACATGCGTTTAGATTGGACCAAAACCAAAACAATTAAAGCACACCAAGTATGGCCCGGTATGATTTTAATCGGATTAGAAACGAGGGGACGGGTTCAAAACATTGACCCCCAAAACCAAAACCCAGACGGCTCAACCTGGCGAAAATTAGTCTTTTCGGATGGCTTTGAACCAACGTCCTTTGACGATGAAACAGACGTCGAAATTTTAGACGAACTTTAAAAATGGTGAAATTATGACGACGATATAGGGCGACGGTAATCCCGTCGCCCTATCTCAGGCCGCCGAGCCGGCCTCGATCCTGGTTCGCGATCCACCGACTAAGGCCCCGGCACTCACGCGCCGGCGACTTTTATGGACCCGAACCCGACCCGACCGAACCCGACCCGACCCGACCGAACCCGACCGAACCCGACCCGACCCCAAAATAAACCGACCCGACCCCTTGACATATATTGGGAATTGATGGTATATTTACAGAGTCAATAACCCCCATCGGAGAAATAGCGATGCCTAAATTTACAAAGTTCTTTTCTACTGATAGCGCGAAAGCAATAAAAGCCGACAAATACGGTTGGCTTAACGCAATCAATTATATGGCCCCCCACAGTACTGGCGGCGCGGGCAACTTGTGCCCAGATTCTAGCGCCGGTTGTCGCGCCTTATGCCTTGGCATGTATAGCGGACAAGCGGCCATTGTTTCCGATCTCGAAAACGGAACCAATCGCACGCGTGAAAGCCGAATAGCCAAAGCACAATATTTCATGAACGAGCGCCAAGCGTTCATGGCAGAAATGGCCGGGCACATAGAGGCTATGATTCGCAAAGCGGGCCGCGAAAAAAAGAACCTTGCCATCCGCCCGAATGGCTCCACTGATATCGCGTTCGAATATATCAAAGGCCCTGACGGACCGACCTTGCCGGAGCAATTCCCGCACGTTCAGTTCGTGGATTATACTAAAAGCATGAAGCGGATTCTAAACCCTAATAAGCCGTCAAACTATCACCTAACGTTCAGTCTTTCCGAAACGAATATGCATGAAGCGATGCATGTTTTAGCCAACCGTAAAAATGTAGCGGTTGTATTCGGTCAAGGCCAACCGAAAACGTTCATGGGGCATCGCGTGATTGATGGAACAAAACATGATTTAAGGAACCTGGACCCGTCACCAGTGATCGTCGGATTGGATCCGAAAGGATCAAAAGCTAAACACGACACTAGCGGATTTGTCGTTCACGACTACGGCGCCGGTTGTTGACACTTAATGGCGCCGCTGGTGGCGGAGTGCACGCAGCCACCGAACCCCGGTCAGATTTATCTGGCCGGGGTTTCCTATACTCCAGTTCCTGGTCAAAGAGCTCGAGGCGCCGGCTGACCAATCCGCCGCCGGGTGAAGTCGAGCATCGCTTCCTGAAGCCCGACTTGGTCCGACCCCGACCAAAGGCACGGCACCATGGTCCCCGACCCGACCGAACCCGAACCATGATCCCCGACCCGAACCGACCCCGACCCGACCGAACCCGACCCGACCGAACCCGACCCGACCGAACCCGACCCCGAACCGTGGTCCCCGACCCGACCCGACTTCAATCCGTGGTCCCCGACCCGACCCGACTTCAATCCGTGGTCCGCTAAACCCCGACCATGGACCCCGTCAAACAAATATAGGTTGGTTGATGCGAGGGCCGCAATAAGGAAGAAACTCACGCCGCCCGACTGGTTATAGGCGAAATTCCACGCAACTTGATGAGCGGATACATTTACGCGGTTAGTTTTCGTAACTTTGAGCTCTATCCAAAAAGGCAACCCCTCCGCGCATACATGAACGTCCGGGATCCCGCCGCCAAAACGGTTTTCAATCCTTGTGGTGTTCCAATTTTTTGGCATCTTCGCTCGAAGATTGTTCCACATTAATGTCTCTGGTTTCTGCGTCATTAACAACCTCATAATCGGCATCTACGAAAACACTAGGGTGGGATTTTCTAAGCTCTGTGAGCCGGCTTTCAATCTCTTCCCTATCCATATTTTCGATAGCATGGAAGTGGTTTGTTTCTCGCCGGTCTGTTGTTAAACCCCCCAGTGCTGAACGGGTCTTCTCCGCGTTTATTGCAGCAGAAAATTGACCTGATTCCTCAGCGCCCATGGAAAGTTCCCGAAGACGTTTCAGTTGGCCCATCAAAGTGACACCATACTTCCGCTCACGCTCTTCACGCATTTCCATAACATATTCCGCAACGTGCGGGAAGAATTTCGGGTTAAGGAGTTTGTACGCTTGAATCTTAGCGATCCCATTTTTATCGGAATATCCTGCGAGGCGGGCGCACTCCGCGTTTGAGTGCGTTGCGTCTACGAAGTGCCGGGCAAATTCTTTCTGTCGATTCGTTAATTTACGTCCGTGGGCCTCTTCGATTTCTTCAGCTTTAGTGTCTATTCGTCGTTTCATCTAGTAGCTCCTATATACTGTCTTTCTCAAAACTAACCCTGTTTTAAACGAGCGTCAAACAGCTGTTCGGCTAGAAAAGTGTAACGGTAAGCCCTAAAGTGTAACGAGGTGTGACGAGAGTGTAACGAGTAGTTTTCAACTATATCATAGGTTTAACCTATACTTTTAGGTACTCGTTACACTTTTACACTTTTCTTCACCCATATTTTTATTTTCAAAACCTTTTTTTGAATTTGCCTGTATATATGTAACGGGGACATTTGACATTGGTCCATGTATCATGCTACTTTCACAAACTACCCCATAACTTAGAAAGGAGACAGAACATCATGCAAAGAATAATTGACGGCAAAACATACAACACAGAAACGGCCACACTAATTTGTGACACAGGAAACGATGAATCAGTGGCTGATTTCGCATTTGAACGCAGTGCTTTATACGTGACCAAACAGGGCGCTTATTTTGTTGCAGGGCAAGGCGGACCTCTTAGCCGTTTTTCCGTACCGGATGGCAATGGGCAACGGGGCGGCGCGAGTGTTATCCCTCTGAGCCGTGAGCAAGCGTTCGAGGAGGCCCAGCGTTGCGCAGGACACAACACCGACCTAATAACCGAATATTTTAGCGACATGGTAACGGAAGCCTGATGTTGGCGGTCGGAATAAATACTAATTAGAAAGGAGAACTACATGTTTATTGGATCAGAGTACAAGCTCACTAATAATCCGCTTCGGGACGACGACTCGATGTTGGGTTTCAAAACCATTATAATCAAGGACAGGGTGTTGTCCCGCACGGAATTGCGTGAGAAGTTTAAAGATAGGTTAACCCAGATCACCTCGTATTATTACACACTACATTGCCTTGTAGACGGTGGCGACTACGCTGAGATAGCCGAGGAGGATCTTGAGAACGAGGTCATGCAAGGTTATTACGATTTTTGTGGGGGCAAGTAATATGAAACATATTTGCCCTGAGTGTCACGGCAATGGGTACATAGCTGTTGACATAAATGACAACGGCACGGGTGCTGTTTACGATGACTGTCCCAGCTGCCAGAACCTAGGAGAGATTAATGAAGAACTTATGGAAGCGCATCAAACGCAAAGAAAACTGGGAGAGTAGGATGGGACTGGAACATTTTTTATTAATCATATTGGGCAGCGTCATATCAGGTGTCCTGACGTTCTGGTATTGATGCTCACATTGGCAGCGGAGAACAAGCCGCTTACAACTGTTGATTTGTTTTCAGGAATAGGTGGATTTGCCCGTGGCCTTGAGGCTACTGGGCATTTCCACACTACCTGTTTCGTGGAGCAGGATCCATTCTGCCAAGCGGTGCTCCGCCATCATTGGCCCGACGTACCCATACTGGACAAGCAATAAGGATCGCACATGACCATCCAGGATCAGACTAAGCTCAACAAACTCACAGAGGCTATGGAGAAAGCAGCTGACCCAGATTTCAAAGAGATCTGGCGACGTAATATTGACTATATTCGTATTAAACACGTTGAAGAAAGCATGAGAAAGGAAGGAGTGAATTGAAATGACCCATAAAGAAATGTGGATTGCAGAGCACGACGAACTGATCGAAAATTGGCTTGAAGAAAATCCAGACGGAACTGAGGAGGATGCCCAAGACGCGACGGCACACCTAGTCGATGATATGGTACAGGACTATTATTGTGGCTTAGGTGATTATCTGCACGATCAGGCTAATGATCGTAAACTTGAAGAAAGGAAGGACTAAAATGAAATTTCTTGATTGGTTACTCGGCAAGGTTTGGGACAAGCCTCAAGCGAAAGAGGCCCCAGCCCGTAAATCACAATCAAGAGCCGAGCTAGCGAGATATCTAGAACCCGGCCTCATCGCCCTTTTTGGCCCGGAGCCCAAACGCAAGCTTAACCAGCCGAAAGAAGAGATTGTTAAACTCGAAAGTTTTCGCGAATACCAAATCCCCAAGTGGACTCATGCCGGCAAGAAAGGTAAAACGATACATTGTCCAGTATGTCTTACCCCCACGCACGTCCACCATTTTGCGTGGTCCGCGTTGGTTTGTTCTTCATGCAGCAAGAAATCCAAGAAGTATGAGTGGCTTCTTGTATTTAACAGTAAATGATTAAGGAAGGGCTACTGGCTGCGGCGCTACTTTTGGCGTCCAACCTGGTTGGTGGACGAGTAACCGCCGGTGACACCCGCCAGGAAACATGCTTGGCCGAAGCCCTGTACTACGAGGCTCGAGATCAGGGTTGGCGGGGCATGTTGGCCGTGGGCGTTGTAATCCAGAACAGGGTCCGTGATGCGCGGTATCCTGACACTATTTGCGGCGTTGTAAAACAGGGACGTTACCGAAATGGCAACCCTGTAAAACACAAGTGCCAGTTTAGCTACTACTGCGATGGCAAGCCCGAGCGCCCATCGGAGAAGAAACCCTGGACCAGTGCTCGTGATCTGTCGAATCTTTTACTGTCAGTAACGGTTCAGGTGTCGGGGATTGAGGACGCCACCCACTATCACGCTATTTGGGTTAACCCATCATGGGCGGCCCGGCTTGATAGGCTGGAGCAGATTGGAGGTCATGTATTTTACGTTTGGAAGCATTCTCTATCAGAATAAGATAGATTTGCACGGGGTAAGCTTAAGTTTAGATGAAGTGCCATCGCTCTTACGCTGCTTGAAATACACCCGATTAAATGTGGTTTTGACTTTCAACCCAAGCAGTCCCATTGCCCAACGGTCATCGCCGGCACTGATTTTGTGACATCCGATATATTCGAAATTCCCTGAACTGATTTCTTCTTGGGGAGCTCCGCCGCTCAATCTCGCTAAATTTTGTGGCGCACAAGCGCCGAGAATTAGCAGTCCAGATAATATCAATATTGTGTTTTTCATTATATTACTCCTCATTCTATCGACGTGCATTTCTGTATTGGTGGTCAGGGTTGAACGGCTTCTAGCTCATAACCCATAGCCGCAAGGAGCGCCTCCATTTTATAAATTGAAGGCTCCTCTATCTTGTTTTTCTCGTAATTCTCTATTGTGCTGACACCAACACCGGATATCTTAGACAACTTGGACCGGGTAAACCCGGTTTCTTTCCGTATTTCCAGTAATATTTTGGACCAATGCGTGAGCATGTTTAGTGTCGGGGTGTTTTGTTTTGGTTAAAAGCACGTAAAACGTCTTTAAGATCGTCCTTTTGGGACTCTTTATCATCGTCTGACATGATACCAAGCGTCTGTGTCATCAGACTGGACAAAAGATGCAGGATCCCCGTCATGCCAAGTTCTTCGCCGCCGTTTTCAAGAGCGACCCTCATCAGGACTACTGCTTGTCCTGTGGGCGTGACATGCCCACGGCATTCCAGCATGGATCTTATCTCGTTGTAGAGATCCTGTAGGTGCTCCTCTTCGGGGAGTGGATCGCTGCTCATGACTTCACCGCTGCTCATGACTTCACCGCCGCAAACTTGGACAGAATGTCCGCATCACTTGGTGCCTTCTCGGATATATCCACCAGGAAAGATATCTGCTGGGCTGGTGAGCGATGGTTTTTCTCAGCCATTTCCCAAAGCTTTTCCCATGTAGGGATTGGCACGGCAACGGACTTGTATTTCTTAATGTTAGGCATTTGTGGTCTCCTTTAAATGATCGAATTGCTGATTGAGTTCGTTGAAAGATTCTAAATACTCTGGACAGCACTCCTCTATCACCGCCAGAGCAATTTCATCCGTTTTAAAACCTAAAGTCTGCATCTCACCTATAAACATGCGGATAAGACGACCTGCTCCTAAACGGTAAGACTTATCAGGTCTCATTTAACTTTCCTATCTGAGCCATTCTTTGAGCTCCTCTCCCATCACCACACTGGCGATGTCCATTTTATCGCGGAGAGCTTTGACGATCTGTTCGTCAATGGTCCCTTCCGCAATCAAATCTATGTATGTAACGTGTTCCGTCTGACCAATGCGGTGCGCCCGGTCTTCGGACTGCATCCGCACGGCCAGGTCAAAGCTGTTGGCAAAGTAAATTACCGTAGTCGCAGCGGTCAATGTAATCCCGTAGCCGCCCGTCATTGGATTTCCGATAAAGAACCGGGCGTCACCATTCTGGAAGCGTTCGATGGCCTCCACCCGTTCATCGTCGGAGGTGTCACCAAAGTAAGTGACCGTGGACTGTGGCCCGTATTTCTTGATCAGCGCGGCAGCGATACGTTTAATATCGTACCTGAACCTAGACCAGATGATGGCTTTGCCTTCGGACTCTTCAAGGCATCCGAGGAGCTCATCGAGCCGGTTGTCCTTAACCTCAATAATCTCTCCATTGTCCGACTTAGAGTGGCCCGACAACACTTGTTGCATCCTTAACAGCTGGGTCATGACGTTTGTCGCGGTCATAAACTCGGCATCTTCGATGTGCGCGAGAGCATATTTCTTTAAATCGTTATAAATACGTTCCTGATCTGTTGACAGAGTTACATTTCTCTGAACGTAAATCTTACTGGGCAGGTCAAGACAGTCGTCTTTCATGATGCGCGAGGAAAAGTTCTTCAAAAGCCCAGAAAGTTCCTCGAGGTTGCGATATCCGACGATCTGGTTGAACGAGTGGGCGCCCATGGTGCGTTTGTTCATGATTGCGTAGCGGTATTGGAACTGAAAGAAGTTCTCGCCGGCATGGCCCAGAAGATCCTTGCACATAAACCGGCATTGCGACCACAGGTCCATGGGTGATTGCGTGACGGGAAACCCTGTCAGGATGCGGCGGTACTTCGCCATATGGCTCATCTTCAGAAGAGCTTTAGTCCTTGATGCTTTTGGGGACTTGATCGCGGTTGACTCGTCTATGGCAAGAAGCGCCTGAGAAGCCCCCAGAACCTTGGCAAGAAACTTCTGGCCCTTGGCTGTGCTCAGAGCCTCAACGTTCATCATAAGCATCCGGAAGCCGTTTGCCGGGTGCATGAAGCTAATCAGTTCCTGCTTGAGCGCCTTGGTTGGGCTGGGGCGCCAGATAGATATCAACGCGCCCTCTCGAACTCTGTCGGGCATGTGCGCCGGAATTTCCAGATTCCCCCAGTTTCTATAAACACCTTTCGGTGCGACAACGATAAAGGTGTCAATCTCTCCGCGCTCGTATAGCATTGACGCAGTGTCGATACAGACCTTAGACTTTCCGGTTCCCATTTCCATGAAGAAAGCCCAGTTCTCTTCTGACCACGATTGTCGTAGAACATCGTCTTGGTGCTTATAAGGCTTGGTCTTGTAGGTGTATTCCATGGTTGACACTATATATACTAAATTTGTTGTTGCAAACCCTAAAAGCATGGATTACAGTGGTTAAATTCAGAAAGCGAGAAAGTTAATGAACAACGTCTACATCACCCAAGAAAACCCCCGCGTAAACATTCTTTCCGCAGCGAAGTGGGGTGATTTCGAACCGCTCACAAATCCTTTTGATCAGATTCACATTAAC